CAATGGACCACCTTTCTTACCAGGAGGCAGTCCCTTACCTGCTCTTGTCTGTGCAGGGGCACTTACCTTACCCTGTTGGATTCTCTGGTTTTGTCTTCTCTGTTGAATCTGTGTCAACTTCTGTGCCATCTTATCACTAGAGGCACTCTTGTCTGCCACTGACTTGACATCCTTGGGTGCTATAGCTGTAGCTTCCAGGAATTGTTCTAGAGATTTCATATCCTTTTTGACTATTTATCCTTCTGTTCCTTCAACATCTTAATCAGTTCAGCTGTACTACCTGACATAAAGACATTGTTAGTAGTGTTGTGTTGTTGAACCTTAACCTCTTCAATCTCAAGATCCTTCATCTTTTTGTGGAGGTCATTGATCTTGTCAACCACATCGGCAGCGTTCTTAGCACCATTAAAAACAACTTCAAATGCTCTCGGGTGTTCACTCTCCTGTGCCACCTCCATAGCTGTGTTCAGTGACTCTTGCATCTTCTCTACAATATCATAGAGTTGTGCTCTGGCGTACTGGTAGTCCTTCTCTCTATCCTCTGCTTTGTCTGACAGAACCAAGGGTTTGACTTTTGGTTTCTTCTCAATAATTTCTAATGACTCTACCTCTTCAGGTTGAATATTAAATGTCTTGTCTAGGTCGTCGTGAGTACTCATCTTACAGCCCAAAATAGTCCTGGTCTGTTCCAAAGACATCCTCGAATGTCTCTACAACCTTATACTCACCCTCGTTAGGTTTGATTTCGTCTCTGGGTACAGGTGGTTTCTTGGTGGACTGTACCTCAGCTGAGTACCTAAGTTCCGCTGGTCGTCTTACGATGTCCGAACGATAGTCCAGAGTAACCTTACGAATATCACGGGCAGCGTTAACAGGACCGAACAAGTACGTCTTAACAGTGAAGTTGAGGGTCCAGATGAGTGTTCTTCTCTGTGTATAATCACCCTCATAATCATCAGTATAACCAACTGAATTAAGAACAATGGCGATGTCTCTTTCTTCATGGGTCTCATCAATCACAACAATAGAAACATTTAGTGAGGGATGGAAGTTGGGAAGAATCTGTTCTAGAATCTGTAGTCCATCGTCCTGGTTCTTGGAGATGATAGACATCTCCACCTCTAGGTTGTAGGGTACAGGTAGATACTGATAGTACTGAATGGGTTTACCATCAGCATCCTTACCCTCCTCTGGTGCAGTCCTAGAGAACTGAGTGGGTACTAACTTTCTCCCTGTGTCATAGTTCAGTCCCTTGATCTCAAAGGAGATACGAGGAAGACTGATCTGTAGCTGCTGCCTCTCTGGTGTGGGCTCTGCAGCAATCATTGCCAGATACTTCTGGGTTGGTCCATACTGAATAGGTACTTTATATGACTCAATAGGATCCTTCTCTTTCCTATTGGGTGACTTTCTCTTGACTACAATATTATTGAATACTGTACCAAACGCAATTATACTCTTACGAAAAATCTGGTGATAATGGTACCCACCTAACATGACACATACTGTATTGTTCTACCAGTATTTATACAAAGCCAAATGGATTACTATCTCCTAGGTCGTCGATCTTGATCTCATTAAACTCATCTTGGATGACATGTTCATCATCAAATGCCTTAGGATGTGTTCCTGCTTTCTTAGTAAACCATACTGCACCACTGGACTGACCCACCATCATGACAGTATCAAACTTGTTCATGTCTATCTCTTGTGGACCACTACCATGACTACCACTCATCTGGTCTGGGTCTAGGTCAGTGATATCACCCAATGTGATGACCCTCTCTTCCTTATTCCAATACTCCACAGTCCCTTCTACTACTTCTACTCTGTGGACATATCCGGCATCCTTATAAAGTCTAAAGATATCAGCATCACAATGGCCATAGATGTTTAATGCATGACCACCATCCACTGGTTCTTCAGTGGGAAGTGCTAATACATCACCACCGTCAACGAAGAATGTGTAGAGTGGTCTGGGTGGTGCACCACCACCATCTGCTCTGTTCTCTAGGTGTGCTGGATATGACATGTCCAACTCATCAGTGGACACAGCATCACCACCATCAGTTATGAGTTTCTCAGGAACCTCATGACCAGGTACGGTGGCATAGATGTCCATCCCATCTAACTTGTCGTAGAAGTCAATATAAAATGCATCACCACCATCAATGTGTCTGTAGTCACAGTTGTAGAGGTTGTATAGGAATACTCTCTCTTTCTGAATAAAGGTGGATGTGGTGTGATCTGTATCCTTGATCAGATCGAACTCCATTCTGTAGTAGTCTGGTTCAATAGTGGCATCATCAATCTGGTCATACCCAGTCTCGAAGTTCTCTCCACTGTATTCGAATCTCTCACACTGAATCTCAAACACATACCCTCTACCCAACTGGAAGAAGGGTTGGTCAAACATCACATACTTGATCTCGAAGATACCATCGTCAAAGGGGAAGTAGATCAGGTCTCCCTCCTTAGGTCTATATGCCGTCTCTCCTTCTAGTCTGTCTAGTTCTGATGTCTCGGGTCTGCCAGCATTGGCGTTGTAGTAGGACTTCAGGAATGGTGTGTAGTGTGTGACGAACTCAGACCTTGACATCTGTAGTGTGATCTCATCACTACTTCTGACACCAAACTTAGACAGGACTTCCAGTCCATTGTCATATCCATCAGTTGTCTTAACATACATTGGGATGGGAAGACCCAACTCAAAGACATTCTTATTACTCTCGTGTAGTAATCTGTCCAGGTTAATCATCTTCCTGGGCATGTAGACGATATCCACCCCGAAGAGTTTGATCTGTTCACGCACAAGGTCATCCAGAAGACCTACCTCTCCTGAATAACCTGTAGTACTACTGAAGAACGGACTGGTGTATGGCATCTACCCACCACTTTCTTCTATTTATTCAGTCGTTCCCACTCAGATTCTGTCTTACAGAACTCAGCATGTCTGGCTAAGTGTAGTGTCTGGATGACACCCAAGTATATTAAAATGAGTGCCAGGGCGTGCCAGCCTTTCACCGGGTTACCCCATCCCAATAACCATTCTCTACCAACCACTCACCTGTCATGGGTGTGGGAGGATATAGGTCCCAAATAGCGTCGGGACCAGCACATGCTCTGAGTGCATTTGCTGTATGGAATGGTGTCTCCATGGCCCACATAGCTTCTGCTTCCCAGGGCGACGCCATTGGTCCATACAATACATCAGCTCTTAGGATGTAACCCTGAGGTACAACACCATCATTCCAGATAACTGCAATGTGACTGTTCTGTAGTGACCCTGCCATACAGTCCTGGGCTGCGTGCCAACCCTCGTGTCTAATGACTGACAATACTTCGCTAGCAGAAGAAAGATACTGTGGGTTGAGATAGAACTTGTTCATCTCTGTGTGGTAGATACCCCTTGTATTTCTCACAAAATACTTGGAGTCAGCCACGAATACTTCAATACCTAAGTCTCTTAGACTACCCAGGATATCACCAAGTTCTTCCTTCTCCTCTTCACTGAAGGTGATATCAAACTCTTGTTCCAGCGATGATACAGTATTAGATAACCTTACTCCTTCCTTACACTCTCTCAACAGCATACAACCCATAGAGTGGTGAGTGTTCCACTCCTTGATTTCTGGTTCTGCTAACACAGGTACTGTTAGTGTTAGTGCAGCAATAATACCGAATAGTTTCTTCATTAGTTCATAATGTTACAGAGGTATTTATCCTACCTCATCAAGAGGGGGATCGGCCCAGTCCATGGCGAACCTGTCTTTCAGTATTTTAAGCTCTTCTTGTGCATCTCCGAGAATTCTGTCACCATTCATTACAATACCACCTGGTAGTTGGACACCAGAATACTTGGTAAGGTTACGACCCCACTGTGCCTTCACCATAGCTGTGGCAAACTCCTTCAACCACATATCATTCCACAAGTCAGGGAAGATGTCTGGGTTGGGTTTCAACATACACTCCAGTGCCAACATACCACCCCTGTCGAGGTCACCATCAATATGGAGTCTGTGAGTCCTCTGGTTAAAGTTATACATCTTGGGTGGGAAGAACATCCACTCGATCAATGCCAGATATTCCATCATGGCATAGTATTGGACTAGTCCAAACCCATTGTTGTCACATCCCTGACCTGAGATATTACCAATAAGACCTGGGAAGATGATACCAGGAGGGACAACACCACCACCAATACCACCCATAGCCCCTCTGGACTTTAGGATCTTGGTGACACCAACAACATCATCAGGTAGAATAATAAAGTTCTGTGACCTTCCTACTGTCAGTGTTCTAGTGTTATGTGGAGGGTCCTGATAAACCTCAGTGTTCTCAGTTCTTCTCCAATAAACACTGTCAGGTCTTACTGTGAGATATGCTCTCTCCACCCCATAGAAATGGTTCCTCTCATTAAAGTATTGAAAGGAGTCATCAATGGCGATATCCATTTGTTCGTCAGCAACATTCACCTCCAGAACAGGAGCTCCTAGTTTCATTAGGATATGTTGCTTGAACTCATCTCTATTCTGGGGTTTTGAGATAGACATATCAGTTTTTAGTTATTTAACAACCCTCAAGTGTTTGTGCCACCTCTGCACCTACAGTGCCAACAGCGTCAGACATAAACATAGTAGCCCAACCAGCGGCTAGCCAACCAACATATGGAATACTGGACACAGCAGGAGCGAGTAGACCAGCAGAGATACTACTTCCTACTATCGCACCGCTCGATCGTCCTCCACCTGCCGCCTCGATGCACGCGACTTCTTCGGCACTCAACTTTCCCTCGTCAGTAGCGCCTCTCTGTCCGCTCTCTGTGTACTCTCTAATAGTTGTGGTACTACTTGTACGGGTACCTAAGAACCCAGCAGGTCTATCACTGTGGACTTGTTCAGTCATCACTGTAGGGTCATCACCTCTATAGGTGATAGTATACCCATCCCTTGTGGCTTGTACAGTGTAGGAGGACCTCTCACCTACCTGTGGTGGGTTAAATGCAGGTAGTCTATTACTATTCATCAAGTGTCCTAGGACACCAATATGGGCTACACCGACTAGAAGTCCTGCAGCACCAGCAAACCATTTAATCATGACATCATACGGTAGGTTTTACAGGAGGCTCATCGTTTGTAGGGACAATTTTAATAGGAGCTTGTTCAATACGAATCGTTTGAGCGGGAGCAGTTCTTGCTGCTGCATCAATAAGTTCCTTTAGATCAGCCTTGGTGACACCACCACCAGCTTTGAAGGTTCCATCACCATTTTTCTTAGCTGCCTGGACGCCGAAGGTCGCCAGGGTGCCGGTGAATACGCTAGCAATGAAGGTGGGATCGAGTTTCTGTTCTGGGATTTTGAGAGCAGGAGGTAACTTGATATAGGCAAGAGTGAGAATAGCACCAGACCAGATAAGAATACCCAGACGAACCATTGTCGAGAGTGCATCTAGTTGTTCCTCTTTGTCATCAATACTTTCCTTCATCTTCTGGAAAATATTCTTCTTCTTCTCTTCTGATTGATTTTCAGCCATGGGTTTTTTAGCAAAGGGAAACATGACAGAGATCAAATTCACCTTTCTATTTATTAACTGAGAGATATTGTCCCAGACCTCACAACACCATCTGACCCTTTGTACTTAACAGTAATGGTGGTGTCATTAGTGGCCTCAAACATAAGATCACCATTTGATGTTGGTGTTACTGAAGATGATGGAGTTTGGACAACATCTTTTGAGAATGTTGTGTTATCAGTAGAAGTGTCAATACCTGCATGAGTTGATAGTGCATCAGTCAATGAATCAATGACTGCATAACCACTACCATTACCAATAAAGATATTACCATCATTTAAATTAGGTGTTGCGTTAGTTCTACCTGCACCACCAACACGAATGACACCATTGGATGATGCTACTCTTTGAACTCTACCAATGTTTTGTACAAATTTTGCTTCTCCAGAAGGTGCTGTTGGACTTACACCACCTGCAGTTGTTGCAGAAACATATAGAACTTGGTTAACTGTGAGTGTACTGGTGTTAACAGGTTCTGAACCATCACCTTCCACGGCCCCCAATGTTGTGATATTACCAGTAGAACCTTGAGCAATATCTTCTGCTGCAATACCAAAGGCAGGCATAGTTGATGAAGAATTTGCCTGAGCCAAATCTATTCTTGGTGTATCTCCTGCTGCTCCAGAAATATAAACTACATCACCTCTTGAGATGGCAACATCAGCTTGTGCA